GAAGCTGGCAAAAAAAATGACTTTGATGATGTTGATACAGTTTCAAATCCAGATCCAATAAGTTCAAATGGCAGGGCAGTTATATATGAAGGACATCAAGGTTGGGATGCATATGACAATGCATTAACAGAAGACATTGAATACGAATCAGAAGTATAATTATGTATGAACAAGAAATAGAACAACTGAATCAAGAATTAAAAGAAATAATTGTGCGTAGGTATTGTGAAATTATTCGTGAAAAATGGGATGACTTTGATGAAGTTACAGAACAAATGGATGCTGAAATATTCAAAGAAACAGTTAATCCTAACACAATTGATTTAAGTGAATGTTGGCAACAAGCACTTGACCAAGTTGATTTTGCTGATTAATTAAGCCAATTAACCACAGCAAATCTTGTGCCAAATTTCACAGGCATAACACCGTGCGGAAACATAAAGTTTGATGGAAACATTATAACATCACCAACCACAGGTTTGATCACAAGTTGTTTGTTAAAAAACATAAACTCCCCACCTGTGTAATCATCATTTAATATAATAGACACACTCATAGTGCGTGGTGAATTTGCATATGTATCAACATGTTCTTCAAACTTACCACCCGGTCCGTAGCGTAAAAATTGACTTTCTGTTTGTGCTTTGCAGTACATCATAGGATGTTTGCGTCTGTACTCATCATGTGCTTCCCACACAATGTCGTCTATTCGTTGATCTTCTATTTTTATTGTGTCGCATAATCTATGATCTTTAAGCACTTTATTACCTGTTGCTGTGGCACTTGTGGCTTGATGTAGATTGTCTGTGTTATATTGATTGATTAGTTCTTTGCATACTCTTGCGTTTGCAATAGGTAGCACCATTACATATTCGTTTAGATTCATTTCATTTACCCCACTTTTGTTCTTACATAAATACTTATGCGAAGTAATTGATGTAGGACAGCCATCCTTCAATTACTCCTATATGTAGCGGAGTGCAGTGTCGCGATAAAAAATTGCACTCCGCATTTTAAAGGAAACGAAATGACAGATAAAAACAGAGTAGATGAAGAATTTACAAAAATACTAAAAGAATTAGCAGAAAAATATTTTGAAAGCGAAGTAGTTCATGCACATGAATTATTTTCAGATGCGGCTTGGCCATCACTAGATGATCCGCACTACATCAAAAAAACAACTTTTACTGTGAATGCAAGAAAGGCACATTTAGCATTGTTAAAAAGTTTAGCACAACATGCCAGCGGTGCAGTGCATCCACAAGGCAAAAATCATATGACAGAAAAAAAACAAGCAGATGAATTATTGGCCAAAGCAAAATCAAGACTTGAAGAACAACTTAAACATCAAACAGAGCAGGCAGAAATAATAGAATTTAAAAAAGAGGACTAACAAATGGATTACATTCCATTTCGCCAATTTGTGGATGTACAAAATATTCTTGACGGGCGTACAACACCAGACTTGCATTTGGCAATGTGTGATTGGTTTGAACAAACACAAAAAAATCCAAGACGCATAATACAAGTGTTTAGACATGCAGGCAAAAGTCATTTGACTTGTTTGTATGTGGTGTGGCGTTTGTTAATGGATCCAAATTTTAGTTGCATAATTGTTTCTGCAAAAAGAAATGTTGCGTTGCGTAATTCATTGATGATTAGAACTGTGATTGAAACCAATCCACTTACACAGCATTTAAAAAAAGATTTAACACAATGGCAAGTACAAAACTTTACAGTTGATAGAGATGTAATTAGTTTGAATCCAAGTGTTGCTGTAACAAGTTTGGGTGCTTCATACACGGGTATGCACGCCGATTTAATTATAGGTGATGACTTGGAAGTTTCTGACAACAGCATTACCAAAGAAGCAAGAGAAAGAATTAAAGAGCGTGTGTCAGAATTTTCAAAGATGGCGCCAAACATTTTGCTATGTGGCACGCCGCACAGCAGTGAATCACTCTACGATCACCTTGTGGACATTGGATATCATATACACAAGATACCTGTGTACAATGCAGAAACAGAACAACTTGCTTGGCCTAATCATCCTGATGGACAATTTGATTGGGATTGGTTGGAGCGTGAACGAGCTTCTACAACAGAAGGGGACTTCAAAAGTCAGTACATGCTCATACCAAGTAAAACATATGAACCACTTATTGAACTAGACAAAATCCAATACTACAAAAAAGATATTATGGTACATCATTTACCACAACCATTTGGTGGATACTTGCCTGTGGTACGCTTGGGCGACAAGGACAATGCACCAAACATAAGGCGTATGGCAGGAGCATGGGACCCAGCAACAGGCTTGCATGGTAGGGATGCTTCTGTGTTTGCTGTTACTATGCGTGATGACAAAGGCAATGTGTTTGTGCATGATGTTATACAACTAAATGCAGTAGACAAAGAAACCAAAGACTTTTCAAATCAAATTGTGCAGATAGTACATGCTTGTGCCAAATATGGCATAGGCACTGTGTTTATTGAAGAAAACTTTTCATCATCACTATTGAATGAAGCCAAAAGAATTTGCAAAGAAATGAAACGCAAAATAAATTTTGTAAACAAATTTAGAACACAAAACAAGCGTGTGTTTATTGCACAAACATTAGAACCTTTGATCAAAATTGGCAGAATGTATGTGCATGAAAGAGTTGCAAAGAACAGCAATTTTATGAGTGAGCTTGAAGATTTTCCAAACAATGCACATGATGACTGTATAGATGCTGTAAGTGAATCAATATCACACTTACCAGAACCTGCTGTTGATGTAAGCAGAATACCATCAATACAAAGCACACTACAAAGCACTGGTGGTGTAGCAAAAATATCAAGATTGGATTGATAAATAACTACAGTGTTATGCAAAGTCATAACAGGGATATGTATATTATATATATAACTTAACGCACATGCGTAAAAGGATTAAGGCGATATGAAAATTTACAATAAAATTGTGTGGGACAAAGACGGCAATATCATAGAAGAAGATAGTTATGAATATGATGGCCCAGTCGCATTATGCGGCGGCGGCAGTCCACCTCCACCACCACCTCCGCCACCACCTCCACCACCTACAGTTGTTTACTCAGGTTCTGGCGCTAGATCAGAAACTAGAAGAAGAGATATGAGCACAACAGCTAATAGAAGAAGAGCAAGAGGCAGAGGAGCGTTGATTACAAGAAGAGGCACTGCATTAGGAGTTGAATCAAATCCAACAGGTGAAAGAAGAGGCTTGTTAGGTATGATCAACTTTATTGGTGACAAACTAGGAGTTCAATAATGGGATTCATGAAACCAAAAATTCCACCTGCTCCTACACCAGAAGAAATGGCTAGAGCGCAAGACAAGATTGCACAAGAAAGAGAAATGCGTCAAATCAGAATTGACAAAGAAATTAAACGATCTGATGCGGCAAATGAACTTCGTCAATCAATGAGAAAGCGTAAAGGCAGAGGCAGATTATTAACTAGAAGAGGCGGTGCTGGTTCAATTGGTGTTACTACAGAAGCTATAGGCCCTGAGTACAGAAGAACACTTCTTGGTCAAATCGGCGGACAGTAAATCATATGAGTGAAACAGTAATCAAAAAAATATTCTCACAAGCAAAAGCGGCAAGAGAATTGCACGAACCAGAAATATCTGAGGCGTACAAATTTACTTTCCCCAACAGAGACATTTGGCGTGTACAAGAAGGCGAAGTTGATAGAACAAAATTGTTTGATGCAACAGCGGCTGATGGCGTACAAAATTTAGTTTCAACTATTCTTACTCTGTTGATACCACAAAACCAACAGTGGGCACACATTGATGTAAGAGATGAAATCAAACCACAAGTAGCACCTGATGTAAGAAGAATGTTAGACATGGCCAACAAGGTTGTGTTCAAAACAATCAGAGACAGCGGCTTCTATGTTGCGGCTTCTGAAGCACTTACTGATTGTGTGATCAGTGGTACTGGTGCATTAACAATGGTTGAAACAGATGCTGGCATAGACTTTATGGCTATACCAACATATCAATTGTATTTCTTAGACAATCACAAAGGTGAAGTTGACACAGTGTTTAGACAACATCATCTACCAGCACAATATGTAGTTGAAAAATACGGCAACAAAGTGCCTGCAGAAATACAAAGACAAGCAGACAAAAATCCACAAAGCAAAGTAAAAATACTTGAAACATGTTTGCAGTTACCAAGTGACAAGCAATTGATGTACAGAGTGTTTACTGAAGACAAAATGGTTATGTTGGAAGAGACACCAACGCCAGCACAAATGTTTATTGTGTTTAGATTTACCAAAGAACTTGGCTCAGTATGGGGCTCTAGTCCACTACGCCAAGCATTACCACACATTCGTGTAGCCAATCAAGCAACACAATTGATCATGCAACAAAGTGCATGGGCTGGATTAGGTGCATGGCAAACAGATGGTAATGAAAGCACAGTCAACTTTGCTAATATGAAAATTGAACCAGGTGATGTAATTACAGTTGACTCACCATTACAACCAATTCCATTTCCAGGCAACTTCCAAATTAGTTTCCAAGCAGTAGAAGATCAGCGTATGAAAATCAACAAACTATTGTTTAATGATTCAATCATATCACCAGATCAATCACAACAAATGACTGCGTTTGAAGTACAAGTTAGACAAGCAGAATTTTTTAGAAAGATTGGTCCAGCAGGACTACGCATGGAGCAAGAGTTTTTACGCCCTGTGATTAAAAATTTAATCAAGCGTTTGCAGTTAAGAGGCGAACTACCAGAGTTTATCAATGATGGTACGCAGTATGAAATAGTTGTTAATTCAGCAGTTAAAAAAGGTATCAGCATGTCAGAGATACAAAGAGACCTGCAGATACTACAAATCATATCACAGCTAGGACCTGAAGGCGTTGCACAAATCAACATGGGTGCATTGGCAAGAAAAATTATTAGAGATGGTGATCTATCACCTGAAGTTGTACTCGATGAAGAACAAGTTGCAGAAAGAATGCAACAGCAACAACAAGCACAAATGCTACAACAAGCAACTGAATCAATACAAGAACAGAACCCACAGCAAGTGGTACCACCCAGCGGCATGGGTCCAACTGCTTAATAAATAAAACTGAACACAAACTGAAATGAACACAAATGAAATTTGTAAACGGCCAAGACTACACCACACCTGAAAAACGCCAAACGCTTGTTAACATGGCAAGACAATGGGTTGAACATCACAAACACGACAAAGGCAAACCTTATTGCGATAGATGGTTAGATCACATGATCAATTTGGATATACGCAAACCTGGTTATGGCTACACACAAGGCATTGAAGATGATGACGGACATTTGCACTGCTTGATAGTGGGCGAACTGATGGAAAACTATTGGATACAAAGTGTGGATTGTTCAGTGATTGTGTTGCTTACAAATAGACCGTGCAATCCAAAATATCCCAAAATGTTGATTGATCGTTTTGCTGAATGGGGACAACGCAGAGATGCAAACATGTTGTACATGTTCAGTTGGAGTGATCGTCCAGCATACAATCGTGTGTTCACAAGATTAGGATTGGAACCTGCGGGCTACACATATGCAAGGAAACTGAAATGAAACCAACAATGAAACAATTGAAAGAATGTTATCAGCGTGTGTTTGACACTGACAATGGTCGTGCTGTTATGAATGATTTAGAACGCATAACAAACCAAACCAGAATCAGCAGTGATGCACCCAATGCCAACAGTGCTATCTACAAAATAGCACAACAACAATTGATCCAGCGTATTCGTAATATGATGGAAATGAATGAAAACAAATCAAACTTAACAGGAGACAACTACGATGAGTGAAGAAAACACACCAGCAACTGAAACAGTTGAAACAACTGAAACAACAGCGCCTACTGAAACACAAGGTTTGCTAGGCGATGCACAACCAACAGAATCTGCAGAAACCACAGAACAAACTACCCAATATGATTGGTTACCTGAAAAATTTAAAACACCAGAAGATTTGGCCAAATCATACAATGAACTTGAAAAGAAACTGGCTGACATACCCAAAGCACCCAAAGAGTATTCATGGGATTTTGTCAATAACATGGACATGGATTTGACAGGTGATGAGGACACCAAGCGTGAAGCTGAGGATTTGTTCCGCACATTGAACATGTCGCAAAAACAAATTGAAGGTGTGGTGGCACTATACAAAGACCAGCTGGGAAACATCGATGAACAGTATCAAAAACAAATGCCTGTTCGTGCTGACCTAGAACAAGAAAACGCAAATTTGAAAACAAAATGGGGCAATGAATATGACACCAAATTGGCCGCAGTAAAAAAATATGCCAGCAGTTTGCCAGCACATGTATTGACTATGCCTTTGACAGACACAGCAGACGGACTTGAAATATTGTACAACATGATGGATGGTGGCAAAGTGCCCAATCCAATCACCAACACGCAGTCAAGAACTGAGGACACAATCAGCATCAGAGAAAAAATACGAGAGATGAGAAATGATCCTAAAATGAATTTACCTCAAGGCGATCCAATTGGCGATAACGCAAGAGCTGAATTATATAGGATGTATGAAAAGCTGACTCAACTGGGTGGATAAATACAAGTGAGGCATTGACATATGTCTCTCCTTTATATTGTTACTTGAGAAAGGGCTGTTGTGTTAGCAGTCCTTTCTTTTTTTGTGACCAATTTCATGTAATTGCTGTAAGCAGTGTTTAGGCTGTAGCTTTGCTACAGCACTAATAATACGAAGCACAGCTTCGTATTAAACACTTTCCAATTGGATTAGTATCTATCATTTGCTCATACGACACCGTACGCAAGTGTCATATAAAAAAAGCATTTGCCCTTTTAGACAAGAGGTATTTTTCGCTAACGCAAGTCATATGCAACAGGGCTTTGTCCTAACCCAACCTCTAACAATTGTATTATACTGCCTCGTGTCATCTACGCAGTTTCGTTGCTGACTTTGTGTTAATATCGCTAACACCAACGGTTCCAAGCAATTCACCTGTGTGTTTCAACCGCATTTTGCTGTGTTTGTGTGGGAACTATATAGCCTAAAATTTGCCCAATGTTGTGTGTAATAAAAAGTGCCTAGTGTGTGCCTAAATGTGCCTATTAATAATTATACTTTCTCGTGTTTGAAAAAATCAACCAAAAAGAAAGTGCTTGATGTATTCTCTGTTTGTGTGTTTGATGCGTTTGCGTTCTATGTAAGCATCAATTTGCTTGTTCATATCTGCTTCTATGAGCTTGTTTTCGCCAAATTCACCTGCCAAATAACGCTGTATTACAGATTTGCGTACATCTGTGCTGATGTGTTTGCTTAATTTCTTTGCTTTACGATGAAAGCGTAGTTCAATCCGCTTTTCTCCTACCAGCATATTACAAGTGTGTTCCGTCATAGTTGTGCTATCTCCATTCCGCATATATGCCCAGGTTTTGATTTTAACTGCTGTTTCACGGGTGCTTTAACAATTTGTATTTTATATGTGTCCCAAGCACCGTTGTAGTCGCGATGCTCCAGCAAATTCATATATCTCATATATCTGTTCCAGCGATTGATTTGTGCCAAGGTAAAATGTTCAAGCCCGCCTGATTTGAGCGTGGTATTACATTTATATAATATGCTGTCTATCAATTCCTCGTGCGTATAATATTTGCCCAAGCCGTGCTGTTGCCTGTAAGCGGCGTTTTTAGTGTGGGGAAACCATTTTAGTTCCTGTAGTTGTGATTTGCCCTTGACTTTTTTAAACGGGTGACGGTTGATGTGTTTTAGAAAAAAATCCTCTCCAAAACGCTTGTCTATGTAGTGTGCGACTGCGATACAACCCTGTTTGAGTGTTTCGTGAAGCTGTTGTGCTTGTACTTCATCCGCTGGCACTACCCTGATGCTGGCTTCTTGCCCGTGGATTAATTCGCCGTCATACTCTTGTGTTGATGCTGTGATTTGTAGCATTGTGTTCTCCTTTATAGTTGTACTTATCAAATTGAAGCATTTTGATGCCCAAATAGGTGTTTTTTGACTGATTTATACTGCCAATAACTCAACCAATTGCTGTTGTTCATCAATTTGCCCAGTTTGTGCTTGATATTTGATGTAGTGTCGTTGAAGTCCTGCATACTTGCATAAAAACATCACTTGATACAATGCATCCGCCAATGTGCATCCTGTTTGTGGATTTATTGTTCGTTTGCACCAATCCAGCAAGCCTTGTGGTTGTGAGATAATTGCGTGCCAGTGATTGCGTATGTGCCAATAGTGATCCGCATCCAAACCGCATTCTAAATCACCTTGCACCCAGTTATCATTGTGTTGATAGTAATCTGATGTGATGAAATCAATTGCCCTTTGCAGTGCATCATCATTGTGTGCGCCTGTGTAGTCCTGTTGTTGTGCCATCGTCTTCTCCTATATTTTGTATTTATTGTGGCGATGAATGGCTGTTTTTGATGAAAAGGCTAATATCCAACAGAATACAGCACATTCCCCGCTGTTGTTCTGTTCCTTCCAATTGTTTTAAGCAATTACATACATAATAGCATAATAGTGTGGTGTTGTCAATCTTTTTTCTTGACAAAAGAGGATTTTTCTGAAACTGCCAACGCCAGTTGTGACATTATCCTGGCTACAGCATATTCCTCTCGCCTACACTCTTGCTGTCTATACTTGCTGTCCAATTTAGAACGCTTGTGCCTGTGTTTGTTTGAACGCTGTTTCACTTTCACATTTTAAAGTCTGATTGTGCGTTGGACAATGGTGAATGGTGGATTATTTTGGATAACATTGTGCTTTACTAACTAATCGCACAGCTTCCGTGATTGTGATGTACGCAACCTTATAAAAGAGGATAAAAATGATGCATCACCGTTCATCACCGTGCTTCACCGTTCATCAGCGTGTGCCTTGCTGTGGATTCACCGTGGCGAACGCTTTACTTTCAGCGTGTTGGACGGTGGTATAGAGTGGCGCAAAGTGATTGCTGTGTGGTAATCATGCTGTGTCCAATGTAATACTGTTCGCATCCAACAGAATACTGCTGTGTCCAATGTAATACAATCTTTGGACAGGGTGATGCTTACACGATCTCCGCACGGTGGCCTATGGTGGCGTCGCAACCTCTTGTGCTGTATAGAGAAATCTGGCCAATGTGGTGCTGTAAATATAACAGCTTCACCCTAGGGTGTGTGTTTTTGCAGTTTTGGCCAATTTTTACAGGGTGGCCACCCCTTTTTAGAAAATACTGGTGTGCGGCTAAGCAAGAAAAAAACGGCCACCATTTTCTATAAAGCTTCTAGAAAATCGCGATGGCACAGCACAAATCTATCTGCATCCATCCTGTCCCAAAATGTGAAATGTGTTTCACTGTTGATCTTGTCCACTGTCCACTTGTGGAAACAACAGGTTGAACACCATTTGATGAATCGTGCTGTTTCGCTGTCCGTGAGTGTTACGAATTGTATTACATGTGTCATAACAGTATTTAATCAATCTGCTTGTAGTGTTTGTAACGGCCTCGCTTCATCATGTCCCCAACATTCTCTCGCTGTGTGCCCACGATAAGGTGCCTAGGATTCACACAACCTTCATGTCCACGGTCACAAGTGTGTCGTACTATGTTGCGTGATAGTTTGGCTTCACTGCACATACCGTACAACAACACTGCGAAACGGTGCGCCAACCATTTGGTCTTGTCATGGTATAGGACACCGTAGCCACTGGTTGTGCGGGTGCGTTGCCATAACCAGCAACCCTTGTGTACCTTGATCCACTGTTTGAAAAGTCGTTGATCCCAATGTTTGATGAATTTTTTTGGCAAAATATGGTGCCTCTCTCTGCTAATAAATATTTATAAACGAGGAGTATTTAATGGATAAAACACAAGCACAACAACTAGCACACAAAGTTCAAATGATGCAAAAGCTCAAGGGCGATCGTTGGTATGCGGAACCTTTTATGGTTACCACTAATCAATTCACAAAAACGAGATTTGAACAGGACGAAAACATCACAGCACAAGAACTATTGGAGCGTTACGGCGGTAACCTATTGAAGTTTAGGGAGCAGTGCGAAAAATACGGACCAGCACACTCAGAAGAAAACCTATATGTGGAAGACGAGGACGATGTGGAAAGCTGGATATCGGACGAGTATGTGTACATGGAATGGTTAGACACATTGGCACAAACTGATGAAACCATAGTACGCAATCTGCTCAACGGTGTAGACTTTTGTGCATGGGTGCAGGAACGCATTGACGACAATGGCAACAACACATACCCAGAATTGAGGCGGGTATTACAGTCAGTCAACGACAGCCGTTTGCCATAAATACATGCACTACGCAGGAGGTAACATGGCATACAAAATGAAAATGTACAAATCAAAGAGTAAAAAAAGCAAAAAGTCTAAAAAGAAAACATACAAGAGCAAGAAAAAATATTAATGGCAGAAAAAAAACCACTTAATAAACCTATGCGTACACCAGGCGAAAGCAAAAAGTTTAAGGTGTATGTAAAGAATCCATCAACGGGCAACATCAAAACAATCCGTTTTGGTGATCCCAACATGACTATAAAGAAATCAAACCCAGCACGGCGCAAATCATTTCGTGCTAGGCACAAATGTAGCACAGCAAAAGATAAAACCACAGCAAGGTATTGGTCGTGCAGGAATTGGTAACATTCAACAAGTTTGTGTACCGCAAATACAATTTAAAAGCACATACCCTAAGTATGTACCTTGCAACACAACACAATGCACTAGCAACCTTGCGTGATTGGTTTGCTGATTATCGTGCATACTGTAATCAACATGACTAAAAAAATTATGATAACAACACTTTCTATCTATTGGATAGTGTTGTTATTGATGCACATACTAAATTAAAGATAAATAAGTTTGTTGAAGCGGGATAACACTAACTAGTGCCCCAACACAACAGGGTTTAAACTATAGTTTAGAACTGATTGTGCAGTAAAGAGAACTTGCAAAAGCCTTGAAACCACAGATCAACAATTCCAAATTTTTAGTTAGTTTTTAAATTAATACTTACACAAGGAGAAACTTACTATGGCAGTAGGCGGAACAGTATCAAACGCATTTATCCAAATGTGGTCTGATGATGTAACTCACCTAGCACAACAAAAAGCATCAAAATTACAAGGTGCTGTTAGAACTGTGCGTGGGGTTGTTGGATCTCAGTATAAATTCCACACACTAGGTAAAGGCGGATACATCAAAAACAAATTGAGAAATGCAGACATTTTACCAATGTCAGATTCAGCATCTTTCTCACCACCATCACACGGTGATTCATACACAGGCTCAACAGCGGCACATGCCACTGTAGCGGCTACTATGAACTCGTTTGTTACTGGTGAATACATTGAAGACATAGATCAACTTAGAACAAATGTTGATTACAAACAATCATACCAAGGTGCTATTGCGGCCGCTCTTAACAGAGCATACGATAATGAACTTATCGCAACTATGGACGCGGCAACACCAGGTACAACTGTAGACGCAACAGCGGCTGGTCTTACCAAAGCAAAACTTATTGAAGCGGCAGAGGCAATGAACTTAAAAGACATTCCTATGGGCGACAATAGAATTCTTGTTATTTCACCAAAAGCGTTAACAGACATGATGACTGATACTACATTAGTATCAAGTGACTATGTTGCAACACAAGGTTTACAAACTGGTTTTATTCCAAACATCATGGGATTCAACATTGTTGTATCAAACTTGTTAACAAACACAGGTGCATCATCAAGCAGAGCTTGTTATGCGTTTGACCGTAACTCTATTGGATGTGCAATTGGTAAGGACATTACATCAAGATTTGATTATGTACCTCAAAAAGTTGCTCACCTAGT